TGCCTCTTCATCTGTCGTGTTGCCCTGTGCATAGATTTCTTTGTTGAGGATTGCTTGCTCGCCGATGTTTGCCAGTACAGGCCAGTAGTAATCATACCGGCCTTTGCGGCTCCACATGCGCTCGATACCCTGCTGATAGGTCTGGTCGGTACGGACGACTGCCAGACCCATGATGAAGCCATGCTCGGTAAAGGACTTGGTAAACATGGGTTTGTTCATTGTGGTCACACTTAGCGCCGCTGTGTTGCCCAGCGGACTCGTGCCGTCGGTCGAAGAGGTCTGGATAACCTGAGACACGTTGATAGGTAGTCTGTAGCCGCCCAGATACTCCGGAATCTGCATACGAGAGTCAGGAGAGATAACTCCGAAGTGCTCGCGCAGTACCTCGCGGTATCTCGTGCCGCCTCGTGCATCTTTTTCGAGCAGTTTCTGGATCTGGAATGCCTGTCGGAGTTGGTTGATGGTCGCCGCTGTTACTGCTCCAAGGTCGGCTCCCAAGAAGGCTATGTCGCTTGTTTGCCCGTCGACTTTATCGCCAAAAGAGGTTCCGCTTTTAGTTTGGCCTGTCATCGTTGCCGTTCCGTCTATGTTGTTTTGGAACAGGTATGCTTTGCCGTTGATATCCCATGGCCAGCCGGTCGTAGTGTATGAGCTGCCGGTTTTAATTACGGCGGCTGGTATTGTCATTTCTTGGTTTAGGTAGCTTTTAATGGGCGCGTTACCGCTCAGCGGAATGGTAATCGGCTCGCCTTTCTGCGGCTCCGGCAAAGCTCCGGTGTAGTAGTCAAACACCTTCGCTGCTTTAAGAGGTTTTGCCAGCGTGATAGCGCTGTCGTTGGTAGCGCTGCCGTCGTTTTTGCCGGTCGTCGTTGCGTCCGTCACCTCTACGAGCGTCGGCTGCGTGACGTTTTGGTTTCGAAACCACTCGTTGTAGATTAGGCCGTATGCTCGACCGGGCAGAGCGCTTACGCTGATGCCTTCGACCTTGGTGGGCAGTCCCAGATAGTCTGCCAGCGTACCTTCTGCCCATCCGCCTGTTGGTGCCGTCACCTGTGGCACACTGTACTCTGTCTTAGGCGTCCATGCTGTTTCCTTGTTCTCGCCCATAAACTCCTTCCAGTGCTCCCAGAGCAAGCGGTTAGGTACGAAGAAGAAGTAAAAGTCGCAAAAGGCGTTGTCCATCACCGGGAAGATGGGTGTTGCCATTCGCATCACACAGGCAACGTCTACTTGGTGCGTATCACCCGGAAGCACCTCGTCTAGATAGACCGGGATGAGGTCGCCCGTGTTGAAGGTCGTTTTGTTGTCGCTGTTGCGCTGGAATCGGCTGCGGCTTACTCCGACCTGCGGATTTTGTGCAAAGCTGTATTCACTGTTGCGGTTCATTCTTTCACCTCACTTTTTTCAGCCGGTTTTTCAGCCGGTTTTTCTGCCTCGGCTTTCTGCTTTGCTATGCCCATTTTGTCTGCCCACTCTTGGGTTCCGTAGGCCATGATGTATTTTTCCACATCGTTGTCCCACTTGTTTTTGATTTCGATGGGCAGCTTGTCAAACTCCGCTTCCGCGTCTTTGATACGCCCATACCACTCGTGATAGTTTGTCGGCGCGTCCGAAATATCGGTTATCGTCTCGCTGGTCTGCCAGTCCTGACTGCCCAGTGCAGTCGGGTCGTATGTTGCCCGCTTGATGATGTTTTCGATTTTGGTTTCATCCAGACGGCTCTGGATGAGTGCATAGACGTCTGTTTCGCCGGTTTTTACCAGCTCCCGGCCTTCTTCCGTTACCTTGTACTCATACTCAGGTTCACGGCCGTTGCCGGTCAGGCTCGTATGTCTTACCTGTCCGCTGTACGCGCTCCGAAACTCACTCATTGGGTTTGCCCTCACATACGCACGTGTTGACGTTATCGACGATTTCGCCGGTCTCGTCCTCCATGGTGCAGATGTAGTGCAGCTGGAAGTCTTCCGGCTTGACGCTGATAAAGCTGTCCTTGTTCTTCTGCTGGCTTTCGAAGAGCCTGCTTGCAACTGCATCGTTCTGCTGCTCGAAAAGGCCGCTGAAGGTCTTGGCCACCTTGTCATAGATTGCATAATAATGTCTCAGCATTACAGTCTGGTGCCTCCTCTCATGTTCTTCGGGCTGACGTTGACGGCTTTTGTCTTTTTTGCCGTCTGGGTAAAGACCTTTTTGTCTTTACTGCTGGTCATCTTCGTGCGTTTTGCCATTGCTGTCATCCTCCTTGTCGTGCAGCGCGTGATAAATTTCGTCCAGCTTCTCGAGAATGTCCATCATGATTTTGATGGCGTTCTTGATTTCCTTCACACTGATGATTGCCATTGCTTCAACTCCATTTCTGCCTTTTGGCCTTTGTATTTGTAAATTTCTTCTATGATGGCTTTCGCCTCCTCTACAGTATACGCTCTTTTGAGCTGCCTGTAAAGCTTTCGAATGAAGTATTCACATTCGTCTGGTGTTTCTGGCCCTCTGTATCCTTTATACAGCTCATAATATGCTCTATCGTACATTTTATCCCCCCCCCTTTTTTTTTGCTTTTGTTGTATTTGAAAAAGGGGCTTGTCAATCCCTCTTTTACTGCTTTATCCAGTTTTCCGGGTCGAGTGCTTCTGTTGTTCCTAAGAGGTCTTTTTCGATGCGGTATATTTCGCCGTCGCACTTGTCTTGTACGTACCTGTACTTTTTTGTATCGTAGATTCCGATTTCGTACAGCTCTTTGATGGCCTCAGGACTGAGGTGCCATAAGGATCTTGCTTTCATGGTTCTTACCTCTCTTTCTGTTTGCATTATACCATACTTTTTCTATTTTGTCAAGAGGTTTTTGAAAAAAAGTTTTATCGGACTTTGCCTTGAATGTCATGCGGTAGGCGCGGTGCGCCGTGCGAAGAGCATGACGTGACTTTCCGGTTTCGCTCGTCGGACTGCCTTTAATTCAAATTTTCAACACTTTGTGGAAAGTTTATGCTTTTCAACATTTTCAACATACTTTTCAACATCGTTATACGCAATAGATTTTAGCCTGGTAAAGTGTTTCAACATTTCAACAAGTTTTTAACAAATCTTTCAACAATGAAATATTCTTTTTTTTTATGATGTTGCGTTTCAAATTTATGGTTTTCAACTTTTCCACAGCCCCTATTACTACGGCTACAACAAGTTATATTATAAAATAAAAAATACAGGCGTGCGTGCGTGCGTGTTTCGCGCGTGCGCGTATGCCTGTATGTTATAGCTCGTAACTCCGTTTTTCTGCGGTAGCCCCTTGGGGGGCGTACACGCAAGGGGGGACTTTTGTCCCCCCTTGTCAGATTATTTAAGTTAACCATGGATAACTGTGAAGCTTGGGTGTGGGCCTAATCCTCTCCTTGATAGGATTAGGCCCACTGACACTATAATAGCCCTCTGGCTTTTCTAAACCTCTGTCGTTTTGTCTCTTCTTCTACCTTTGCTTCCTGTTCGATGGTCAGCCCTGTATTGCTCATTTTGAGCTTTAGTGCATTGATTGCACTCTCTTGTCTCTTGCGCTTTGTCTCCCATAGCTCTTTTGGCCGCTCACTCTCATACTTTTTATCAAAGTACCTCGGTATTGGCCTTTTTTTACCGTTAAAGTATAGCCCATCATCTGCGTACATCTGCTCTTTATGGCTCGTGTAGTAGTCATAGCCCAGACCCGGATTCCTTGACATACAACAGTACGGCGGTGTTAAACCTAACTCCCTATACCTTTTGTTGTCGTTGCCGTATGTCTTTTTGGTTACATATCCTGCTACATAAGCCATCGTTTCCGGCGATGCCTCTGCGATGATGACGTTACCCATGCCCCATATTTTGTTTATCTCTTCGCTTTCGAAGTACGGATTATCACCCCTTTTTTTCTTGAGGTCTGGTATCTCCAAACCATAATAAATGCCGTGATGATGTGGTCTTCCCGTGTTTTCGCCGTATTCGCCACAGTAAAAATATCTCAGGTCTAAGCCCCATTTATTGGACGTTTCTTGTTTTTTCCTCAGCCTCTTGTTAAAGCGTACCATGTCCTCTTGTAGGAGAATTTGCACCACTTCCGGTGCGTCTCCGGTCGTCCACTGATGTACTGCACCTCTTATGATTTCGCCTGTTGCTCTTACCATACCCGGCACATATTCTTGATTCCACGTTAGGGTCAAAAACCACACTGGCGTTAGTGTTTTTGACTCCATTAGCATTCTTGTTTCCCAGTCTTGTCGTTGTCTGAGTCTGCACCCGAGACATTTACCGCATGGTAGGAGCATTACGTCTGTTCGGTATGCGATACTCTCATAAGTTGCTGTTGGATTGTGTGTTCTTTCGCGGTACGTTTCCAGAGTCATGATTGACCCTGTTATGTTGTGGTCATTTGGATTGTATACTCTGATGAGTGGTCTTGCGCAGCTCATTTATTTACCTCCGTTAATATATTTGTTCATCGGATTAAGATTTGGCACTTTGCCGCTTTTTGCTTTGTGGTCAGCTCCGCTTAGCGCGTCCACCGTGTTGCTTCCGGCTTTTTTGCCGCTGTTGTTGTTTTGGTTGAGCCATCCGGTTAAGTCTGGAAAGTCCGTCTGATAGCTGTTGTAACCGCTACTGTGCATTTCTCCGCTTGAGTCTGTCCAGTTCCAACTTTCCGCTTTGGTTTTCGAGTAGTTTGCGGTTGTGCCGGAGATTGTCGGCATACTTGCCGACTGTGTTCCGACACTCGGCGCGCTCATACTGCTTTGCCCGATTGTGCCTTGTGCTCCTCCCGGTGTGCTTGCTCCGCCCTGCTGATACGCCAGTATTGGATTTAAGCCGGCTTTTTTCATGTCGGCCATTGCCCTCTGATAGCTTGTGTTACTCATACGCTCCTGCCACGCTCTGTTAGCTGCTGCCTCTGCGGAGTTGTAGGACATTGCCGCGTCCTGCTGGATACGATTGTAAACGCCCTGCTGGATAGCTCCCAGAGTGTTTAAGCCCAGTGCCAGGAGAGAGTTTTTGTTGTTTTGCATGCTCTGCATGCCCTGTGCTTGTTGGCTCTGCCCCAGAAAGTATTTTGCCAGCTCTTTTGTCTGGTCCATGTTTACTCCGCTTTCGCTGGTCATGCTAGAGCCGCCTTCGCCGTGTGCGCTGTTGTAACTGTCGGCTGATGTGCTGCCACTGCCTGATGTGCCTTTGAGTGCGTTAAAGATGCCTGTTCCGGCGTTTATGAGGCCGCTTACTCCGCCCAGTATTTTCGCGCCTGTTGATAAGGCTCCTAAAAAGGCTGGTATTGCCATTTTCAAAAATAGCCGGGGTTTTGTCCCCGGCTGTCTCCTTTCTTTAGTGATGGTCGATGAGGCCGGGAATGCTGTACACCGGCATACATCTGGTTGTTTTGTTCATAAAGTAGAAGTCTGCGATAAAGTCTGGTTGAGACTGTACCGCAAGTGTTCTCTTCATTTCGGTATCGTTCTGCTCCATCCATGCCGTACTCAGCGTGGGCAGTGCGTCGTAGTCCTGTGCATAGTGCCATGCATCGAGACTCTGTTGTGCGTTGCTTCGGAACAGTCCGGTAACCTTGCTCGGTTTATACCGGTAGTCGGCCCATGCTTCCTGATAGCCGAATGCCTCTTCATCTGTCGTGTTGCCCTGTGCATAGATTTCTTTGTTGAGGATTGCT